TATATCAAATCTTGGTGTTACTCTCGGTGGAGCTTTAGTTGCTTCCTTGCTTGGTTATCAAGCCAGGAAAGAGGCTTTCGACATGGGATTACAAACCCAGAAGTATGCAAATCAACTAATGCGGCTAGAGACTCCAGAGGCTCGCACTAGCTTCTTAGAAGCCTTGCCAAGCGATGTTGCTGGAACAGCTATCAGCGGTAGACTTGGGCGATTGTCAACTGCCTTGGGTCGACAGCAGGCTTTACAGAACGCTTTACTCGGGCAAGAGAAACGAAGGTTGGAAACATTAGCACCTTTAGAGGTTGATATTGCTCGTGCTAAAGAATTAGGAGTTTCTTTACCTGGTTTGCGAGAGTTAGATCAACAAAGAAAAGAACAAAGAGCTGCTTTATTAACTGGAGCTTTAAGCGCTACCACGCCTAGTGCGTCAATGCCTTCCGCAACATCTGAAGATATTCTTACAAAACCAGAGGCCTATCAGTTTTTGACTAAGCCAGAACGAGAAGCACAAGAAGCAAGGCAGAAACTAGAAACGCAAAAGAAGGAACAAGCCGATGCGCTTCGCAAGGAGTTTTCCTCTTTGCCAGAAGTCAAAGACTACTCTTTGATAGATACCGCTTCTCGTGTTGTCGCTCAGGCGGTAAAAGATCCAAGCGCTGTAGCCACGCAAGAATTAGTGAGAAGAGCTGTTCAGTTAATTGAACCGGGAATGGCTGTACGAGAAGGTGAACAGGCGGCGATCATGAATAGTCAAAGCATCCCTGATCAGTTTAAAGGTGAAATGGAAAGAGCTTTAGTTGGTGAGGGTGGTTTATCAGAGGAAACTAGAGCTGGCATCATGCGAATAGCGGAGCGAGCTTATCGGGCACAATCTCAAAAATACAAAGCAACAAAAGATTACTACGAAGGACTGGCAAAGGAACGACAATTACCAAGTCGATCCGTTTCATACCTCGGAGATCCTGCCTCTTGGGAATCAATAGCTGGTGGTGGAGGAGTATCCAAGCAAGAAAAATTGAAAGGTATCTTACAGCAATTGCAATCGACTGTAGATCCAACCGAAATCGCTGCGCTGAAACAACGAGCCGCCGATATTTATAAGGAGCCGTAAATGGCTACAGAACAAGAACTCTTTGAGCAAATTCAAGGTTATTCAGCACCAAGTGTTCCAGCTGAAAAATTGGCTGAGTTTGCAAGTGCTCGTGAAGCAGTTTCACAGGCTCAACAAAGAGTAGATCGATTAAGTCAATTGTCAGCTGCACTCAGTGGCACTTCTCAAGGATTAACATTTGGGTGGGGTGATGAGGCTATTGCTGGCTTACGCAGTTTGTTCGGCGGACGATCCTATTCCGAGGAGTTAGCTGATGAAGCTAAAATGCGTCAACAAATAGTCGCAGAATCGCCAAAAACAGCTTTGGGGTTTGAATTGGCAAGTGGTTTAGGCTCTGGCTTGTTGGGTGCAGGTATTGCAGCTCCAGGCCTAGCCTCTCGATTGCTGCTCGGTGCTACTGGAAAAGCGGCGCCAACAGTTGGGCAATTAGCTGCCATTGGAGCTACGCAGGGTGGGATTGTTGGTGCCGGTACCGCTCAACCTGGTGAAAGATTAGCTGGCGGAGCTGTTGGAGCAGGAGCGGGAGCAACGCTTGGAACTGCGTTGGGTAAAGCTGGCCAATACCTATCACAATACGCTCTTGAGCCTTTTTACACTGCAGGCCGAGAGGCCGCAGAACGAGGAGCGGTTGGGTTAGGCGGAGCAGCAAAATATACGCCAGAAGAATATCAATTAGCTAAAATACTATCTGAGACAAGACCCGAGACAGTATCAACCGCTGAAACAGCCTTGATAAGGGCTGGCGAATTAGGCAAACCCGTATTTATACCAGAAGCGGTACAAAGTCCGTCTCTGTTTCAAGAAGCAAAGTTCATCGCAAATTATCCAGCGAGCAAAGAGATCGCAGGGACAGCGATTGAGCAAAGAGCGTTAGACGCCACAGCACGAATTACAGAAAGCTTAGACGTTGTAAATCCAGAACGTAATGTTACAGCGGGTGCAAACAAGCTAGTTGAAGGCGCCAAATCCTTACTTGATGACTTAGGAGTTGCCAGAAAGGAAGCAACACAGGGTTTATACAACGCAGCGTTTGAAAAAACTCCCGAACTTACTAGCGGAGATAGTCTTGAGTTAATTGCAAAAAACCCAAGAATTCAACAGGCGATCAAGGCAGTCAGAAAAGAACTACCAGAACTAGGCGAGTTGCCTGATAGCAGCATCGAGGTTTTACACCAGGCGCAACAATATCTGAGTGGTAAAGCGAGAGCAGTCAAAAACAAATTTACAGCTGGCAAAATCAAGGATGCTCGTGACGAGTTAATGGCGGCAATTAAAACAGAATCGCCTGAGTACGAACAAGCCACCAAAGTATTTGCGCAAATGTCAAAGGGGCTTACTGCGAAAGAGCAAAGCAAAATAGGCTTTTTAGCAAACGTGAGCCCTGACAAGCCAGGCACCATTGGTAAAGTATTTGCGCTTGATGCTGACACGATTGCTAGTTTACGGGATGATTTTGAACGTGCTGGTAAACTGTCAGAGTGGGAGTCGGGCGTACGATCCTATTTACAAAGAGCGGTTGATCTTGCACCTGATGAGCGAAATCCGATTAACAAAATTATCGGATCTCCTGCTCTTAGGTCTAAGTTGAAAGCAGCACTTGGCGACAAATACGATCGTATCATCGAGCCTTTAACTGTTGAACAAACCATTCTCAAAGGTCAAAGAGAATACTTTGCTGCCTCGCCTTCAACTCCTTTGTTGCAAAGGGAACAAGCTGTAGAGGAAAGTTTAGTAGGAATTCAAAAGGCTATGAAGCTGTTTACTGACCCAATTAAAGAGGGCGGAAAGATGCTCAAGTCAGTTTTGGGTGGCAATAAAAACGCTGAGTTTTATCAAAACTACGCACGTCTCTTATTCTCTAGTCCTGAACAAGGATTGGAAACCATAAGCCGAATTCGCAAACTTACCGAAGGGCTACGAGCCGCAAGAACTGCAGGAGAAAAAGCTGGAGCGGTTATTGGCACCACGGCTGCAAAAGAACCAGCGGTAGGGTTCAAAACGATTCAAGAAACAAAGAAAGCAAAGAAGGACAAACTACTCAGTGTAGGTGGTGCCATGGCTCCAGCCGCTGCGACTACTGAACTTGACGACCTAATGAGTCAAATTCAGGGTTACGAAGCTACTCCCGCAGAACAGCCGAAGCCAACTCCCATTAAGGTAGGCAAACAAAACATTAGCCTTCCTACTGGCGAGAAATACGCACCGGCTGATTTGGTGCAGGCTGTCATCAAGGTTGAATCTGGAGGCAAACCAGAGGCCGTCAGTGGCAAGGGAGCACGAGGGTTGATGCAGCTTATGCCTGGCACAGCTAAAGAGCTTGGCGTTGATCCTAGCGACCCACAAGAGAACGTAGAAGGTGGTAGCCGTTACCTGCAACAACAATTGGATCGGTTTGGCAGTCGTGAACTTGCATTAGCAGCGTACAACTGGGGACCAGCCAAAGTACAGCGAGCTATTGATAAGATAAAAGCAGATGGCAAGAAACCAACTTGGGCGCTTGTTAAAGAGTATGTAAAGGTTCCTAAAGAAACTAGGAACTATGTGGATAGAGTTTTGAGTTTTATATAAGGATTAAATATGTGGAGCGGCGGGACATATACGAAAGGCAACGCAGCAACTGGGGGATGGACTGGTGACGCATCACTCGGTATTGGTATCGAGGCTGGTCGACATGACACTCAGGATAACGACTTCGCCACCGGTATCAACCAATGCCTAAACAAAGATGGCTCCAACGCTGCAACCGGCAATTTAAACGCTGGTGGTTTTAGAGTGACTAACGCCGCAGCTTCCACCGCAAGAACGGATCTCGCTCAGGTCGCACAAGTACAAGACGGAGACTACATCTGGTTAGGCACTACCGCAGGAACAGCAACGGCTCAGACTGCTTCAGCAACGCCAGCAATTACAGCGTACAAAGCTGGTCAAAAGTTTAGGATGCTTGTAGGAACTGGACTTGCAAGTACAGGAATTTCTCCAACTGGGCATACAATAAATATAAATGGAATTGGAGCTAAACAAATAGTTAGTAATGACAATTTAAACAGTTCACCTACCAATGGATCATGGGTTGCAGGTGCGCTTTTAGAGCTTATTTATGATGGAACTTATTTTAGAATCACAAATAATCCGTCAGGATGGCAAGATTACACAGTAACTACCTCAAATTTTACCGGCGTATCTCCTAATGTAATTTCCTCTATAACTACAGTTGAGGTATCTCGATATATCAAAGTTGGTAAAGTGGTAACGTGGGAACTTGGGATTCAATTTAATCTTGGAACAGGAGGTGGTCAGCTTCTTAATATAGTGCCACCAGTGAATGGAGGGAGTTCGATATCGGCAACCAACTGTTTTTTTATTGGTAGTTATTTTGCCGATGCAGGCGCTGGAACCCTTGGAGCTTTTTATTTTACTAACGCAAGCAACCTGAGATGTGGGCGCAATCTCCTAACCGCTCAAAATTGGGTTGCAGCAGCTCTTTGCTATGTCCGTGGCGTTATAACTTATGAGGCTGCTTAATATGAATTGGCAAGATACTATTCCTACAATTGTTAGTTTTGAAACGCTTCTTTCTAATGAAATAGTAAAATTCATAAAGGAATGGCGCTCTCGTGAACTTGCTGCATCCGATTGGACTCAACTCCCCGACGTTGACCTTGCAAACAAATGGGATTGGGCAGTATATCGACAAGCCTTGAGGGATCTACCGCAGCAAGGTGACGATCCTAAAGTTTGGATGTTTCCGGTACCGCCGACATGAAACAACTAAGACTTGTCAGAGTAACCGAACACAACGGGGCGACTCTGGGAGTCTTATGCATTGATGGTGCACCTGAAATGGTTACGCTTGAGGATGCGTGGCGTTTCAACGAAAAGCAGATTAGTTGTATTCCTGTTGGTCGTTACAAGGTTAAGCCTGTAAAGA